CAGTACCACCGAACAAACCTGCTGTTAACAATGCGAGCGTGTCGTACATTGCAATTGGACAGTCATATTCAGAAAACGTGGCGATGTAACTTAAAAGAATCAAATTTGTTACAACAAATATAGCAATAACTCGCTTGCTCGATACTTTCGAACAATTACTTAACAAAGATTTTAACCAGTCTTTCATATCATTTTTAAAATTAGTTGAACAATTAAACCACCAACCACACCAGCAGCGGTTGCAATACCACCCAAACGCGCAACCTGCAAACGTTGGTTGTTTATGTACTTGTCGTGCTTTTGTACCTTACTTACAAGACCTTCAATTTTCATTTCGTCGTCACCAATAAGAACATGATAGATTCGGTCTATCTTCTTATTCATATTTTGAAGTTCTTCGTGTATCAAAGTAATTTCAGTTTCTGCGTTCATGTCTTAAAATATAATTGTCGTTATGCTTTAAAATATAATTGTATCTCAGCTTCACGACGACGAACCAAACCCTTCAACACAACACCGCCGCCTTTGTTCCATAAACGAAATGAATTAGCTATTGTTGGGTCTGTTGGGTTCACGTTTAGTTTCTTGAATACCGACGAACGTTTGAACCCACCCGTTCCGATGTTGTACGCTAGTGAAACACACGCGCTGAATTGGTTCTCGTTGAGCGGTTGCAAAATGAACGGTGCAATGGAAACGGCGAACTGGTCAATTATAAACTTCGCTAATTCGTCCGCACGTTGCTGCGTTATTACATCGCCTTCTTTCACGCGGTCGCCGTTCTCGTAGAAAGTATTTCCAAAGCCAATCGTCCATACGTTAGCAGGACACTTATAAGCCTTCAATCGACAACCTTCAAAATGTTTTATAAGTGCGTAACCTTCTGCGTTAATTTTCATTGCTCAACTTCTTTATTTGTTTTTCTTTTTTGATTAGATACTTACGAAATTTCTCTTCGTAAATCTTTTGCTTTACCATGTCTTTCTTTCGTCCCCTTGTAGCCATGTGTTTTTTTTTAGTTATCTAATCCAACCTAACCCCGGTCTTCTGTATTCGTATGGTCGTCTGTCGCGTCCGTCGCTAATCTCGAAAGCGTTCGACGGATATACATTTGTTTGCGACCAAATTTGATTTGTTGTGTTCGTCGTGTACTCAGGAAAGTCGCTCGAGTTCTGACACAAAAAGTCAACCATTCGCTGCGTGTAAAACATCGCTTGTTGACGCGCTTGATCGCGGTAGTTTTGTAAGTCGGTTTGGCTTATTGGTTGAGTGTCTTCGCTTGTGCGAATTACTAAACTTCCGTTGTCGGTTTTAACGTACAAATGCGGCAACACTTCGTACATCGTCCACCACATTATCATTCGACGCAAGTAATTGTCTAGAAGGGTTGCGTATGCGCCTGTAATGTCGTCGTTGACAACGTCTTCTTTGATTCGGTTGTAAAGGTCAGTTCCCAAATACAACTGTGCGTACTTGTCCTGCGACAAATAAATTGCAGGATACATCAAAAGAGGGTCAACGCTGCCGTTAATCCATGTATATTTTTTGATATAGTTTTCGTCAATGAGTAGAACTTCGGGTTGTAGTGCCATTTTTTAAGAGTATTTAAGTGAACCTCGTGTTGGTGTGTTAATTGGCGCAACACCTTCTGCGCCTTTTTGTGGTACGAAAGGATTGTTACCTACGCGCTTATCATTGTTTAATCCGTCGTTAGGCAAAATACGTCCTTTTGAATCTCTCTTTCTGATATAGATTTGACGCTTCCAGAAGTGATGACAAAACGCGCCACCTTTCCAAATAAATATGTCGTAAGTGTTTGAACCTCCAGGACCGAAATCGGGGTTAATGTCGGGGTCTTTGCTCATTTTTTCAATGTCTTCATATCTGAAAGACAAACCTATCTTTGATAGTCCAACCATTTCTTGACAAAACTCACGACTATTTTCGCTTAAATTTTGTGAGTAAGCGTAACGTAATTTATAAAGTCCCGTGTCTCCAAATGGAGACCTTTCGTCAGCGTTTGCGTAATTGCGAACACTCATGTATTCCTGTCTGAAATTAGCTTCGTTGTGTGGGTCTGTTACTTCTTCTTCGCTTAATAATTCCCACTCGTTCAAATCAACAACTTCACCTTTCTCTTTTAGTGCGTTAATCCAAACACGACCTTGTTCGTCTGAAAAATCATTTTCAGCAACCGCAACTACTTTTTTTTTTAATTCAGCAGTTTGCACCGTTGGTTCAACAACAACAACTTCGTCGTTAAAAGGTGAATTCATTTCGATATTTATTTCTCCTAAAATCGGAGTAAATACACGCTCGATGATTCTTTGGTATGGTTTGATAACTTGGTTGTTGAATATCTCCAAGCCAACAACCATTTCATCTTTGTTCGAACCGAATCCTGTCGTGTCGCGTATGCCGTGAATCAATGGTGAAACAACGCGGTGTCCAACCATGATTTGCTTCGCTGTTTCTTCGCTTAAAAACTGATATTGCTTGTCAGCGTCACTAAGTGGAAACGATTCGATTTGTGGAGCGCGTGCAGGATCTTCGTTAAAGGTCATTAAGAATTTACCCGCGTTGCTTGCACCGCTTAATCTTGTTTCCCATTCACGACGAATAGCTTCGCGTTCTTCTTTCTGCGGTATGCCGTTCAAGAAATTAATAATGAATGAAGGAAACAAACCATTCAAAATGTTATTGACGTGGTACATTCCCATTTGATAGGACAACTCAACGTAATTCAACGCACCGAAGTAGTCAGGTTTCGCGTAGTACGAAGAACCAGCCATCATGCCGTGTGCGTAAATAACTTGTCTTGGTTGTTCTTGTGCTATTGAAGGATTGAACGCAGGAATAAATTCGGGTTTACCTTTTTTGCTTCGTGTGTTCGCCCAATCTTTTGAATAGAAAATTCCTGTAATATCATCTTCTTCTTTGTCGTATGCAAGTCTGCAATTCTCAAAAGGCAAGTGGTTAATTTGCACAATGCGAGTGAAGTCCAACGACCAAATAACTTCAGCACAAAATGAACCTTGAAGTTTTAAGTCAAACGCAATTCCTTGCAATGCGTTGTCGAGAATCGTACCGGTACCTTTGCCCTCAATCATGTAAGCAATTGAGTTCGTCAATGCGTTATGAATAGGGCTGTTGTAATAAAGCGTGATTAGGTGCTGTGGAAATAAGTTGTTGAAACCGTAGTCAATCCAACCCGCGCGATTCTCTTTTTCAATTGCTTCAACTGGTTCGTATGCTGATAAATTTATTGCTTGAATGTTGCTCATATTATGCCCCTGTATAAATTACGTCAACGGGAATCGTTGGTGAAGAAACGTCAAAGAAAATTGTTCCGTCTTGAAGTATCATTAAACTTTTCTCAATCAAACCAACGACGGAAGCGTTGGTAGGATCTATATTGCTTGAGCTGTTCTGTCCGTACACTTCGTAATGATAACGACCTGCATCGACCAAACCAACTGTGGTAAGTCTTATTTTTGTTACGCGTTCGTTCTCGTTTATTACTTCGACGACTTGCGCTAGTTCTTCACCTGTCATTTCGTAAGTCATGACAAGCAAATAGTGTGTAAAGGCAACGTTGAAATAGGCACGACCTTCATCGAGTGAAAGCCACGCGTATTGATTCGCTGTATTTGTGTTTAGGTATACCATTCCCCTTTTCCTTTACGTTAAAATTACAACACGTAGGGACGCTTTGTCCCTATGTGTGTAAAAGTTTTTTAATTAGTCAAGAATTGTCGAAGGCGCACCGTCTAAAACATAAGCGCGCTTTGCAGCTTCGTGAGTGAACGCTAAAGTGTAGCCATTGGCGTCACCCAAAACCGTTCCTGTTGCGCCTGTTGCAGTAGAAAGGTCTGCTCCGTATTCGTAACCTACAGCCCACCAATTGCCGTTCGTGTCTTCAACGAAAACAATTACGCGAGCTTGTGCAACGCTTTGTAATTCTAAACGCTTTGCGTAAGAAAGTTTTTGCAACATTATATTAACCGTCTGCGTGTAAAAAATTGTACCTGCATCGCGGTTGAAGTTGATTGTTTCTTCGAAAGAACCTGTTTGCGTTGGCAATTCGTAAGTGTACAAATCACCAGCTGTTGGGCCATTAATCGCATTAACAACTTCAACTCCGTCAAACGTAAAAGAAGTTACCAACGCTTTATCAACCAAAACGATTTTCTTAATTCCACCGATGCCGTCTTTGCAATCGAGTGTAAAACCTGCGCTTAATTCACATGCCATAATATTTATGTTTTTTATTAGCACAAAAGAGGAGCGGTGTTTATGCCGCTACCTCTGTTTATGCAAGGGTTAGAATGGTATTGATTAGGCAGTATATTGGTAGAATGCAATCTCGTTTCCGAAACCGTATTGTACACCTGCGAAGAAAGAACAAGAGAAACGAACGTTGTTTGAAAGATCGTACTGATACATATCTAAAACTGCAACGGTGTTCCATTGGTCAAGTAAGTTAGTGCCAAACCAAAGGTTGCTCTTTTGGTAAAACGCCATTGTGTCGTCGGACATACCCGGACACTCGATAACGTCGTATTGACCTTGCCAATTCATTACAACTGATTCTCCTTGGTACAAGTAGTAACCACCGCCAAGACCTAAGATTGCGCTTCTGTATGCTTCAGCAACGTTAGAAGAAACTGCGATTACAGGCTTCTCAGTTGCACGCTTCACGCGTGTTGGAAGTGTAGCAACAAGTTTCGCCATTTCGTCAATAACGTTAGTAGCGTCGATTGCTGCTGGTGAAGCAACATCAAGGACAGTAGCGTCAGCCAAGAACAATGTCTCGAAACCGTCGTACTCACCTGCTGTTGCGTTAACACCCTGCCATATCAAGACCTCGTTGCGTGCTGCAACACCCGCCATAACGTTAGCAATTAAAGCGTCAGTCAATGAAGCGTGAAGTTCGTTGTTCTGCTCAGAGCGATTTTCCCAATCAATCAAAAACGTATTTTTGCACAATTGACGCTGAACTTGGAATTTTTCCAAAGTCAAAATACGCTCAGAAAGTGTTACCGTTCCTGTTGCTGTGAAATCACAAGTAGCATTTGCAAAAGTAATATCGTCAACTAAACGACGAACAACTTGCTTGTACTCGATGTTCTCTTTAATTGTAACCGCAGAAAGCGATTCGTTGCTTAAAAATGCAGCGCGGATATATCCTGCTGCTTCGCGACCTGCGTAGGTCGTAGTTAAACTTGTTGTAGTAGCCATTTTTTATTGTTTGTTTTTTTATTTTTTAAGATGAAATAAGAAACGCTCCTCAGCCGACATTTTGTTGTAGCTTTTAGAAGGTGTTTGTTTTGCTTGCTTTACTTCTTTGATAGAAGTAGCGGCAGGCTGTGCGCTTAATTTTGTCACTTCGCTAGAAAGATTCTCATTAGCTTTTTTAGCTTCTGAAAGTTCGCTTTCCAACTTTGCAACCAACGAAAGAAGTCCTTCAACCTCTGCGTTTAGTGATTCGTCTTTTGCTTGTTCAGCTTCTTCAACTTCAACCTCTGGTTCTTCTTCAACCATTGGCTTAAGTTCAACAAGTAGTCCGTCTGCAACGACTACAATAACGCCTTCCGCTGTTGTGTATTCTCCGTCCGCCACAACAACCTCGTTGCCGTCTGCGTCTTTTGATAATACACGAACGCCTGGTGCCCAAGTGTCGCTGTCCGAGTAGATACTCGTTCCGTCTGCAAGAATCGCCTCAACCATTTGCTTCACGTCAACAACAGTTTCTTCCGCTGTGAGTGATACATTGTGTTTCGCGAATAGTGCGTTTACTTTTTCTCGTAAATTCATAATTCTGTTAATTGTTTGTTTGATGATTAGATATAAAATGTCGTAGATTTGTTTCGTAATTCGATTTTTCATTGATTACATTTTGATTTTAGGTTTGAACGGGGGAGTAGTTACCCCCGTTTTTTTTACCCTAAATTTTCGAGAATGTCATTCAGTACCTTCACTTCCTGTTCATTTAACCCATACGTCTTAAAACCCATTTTACCACCCTCATTCGTTATCTTCGTGAGTGCGTTTAGAAACAGGTTAGCGTCGTCGTTGAATAGTTCAACCTTCAGGAAACCACCTGCTTCAATGTTCATTACTCGCCTTTTAGAAGTTCGTTTATTTCGTCAAGAATGGCAGCGAACTCGTCGTGCTTACTCATGTACATTTCTTTCTCAACTTCAAATTTTCCTTCGATTGAGAAACCAAGAACTTCTTTGTTTTGGATCTGTTGCTTCACTTCGTCGTTCTCGACTTTCATGCAACCAAACCACGTTCCTTCCGGTAGGTCGAAGCCAAAGTTTTTAGACTTGTCGTTCTCGCCTTCGATTATCCATGTCTCAACCAACGAAACACCTTCAACAACTTTTGCGTGTTCAACCGTTGCGTTGTTGGTCATGTTTTGCTTCAAGTAATTGTAAGCAATAGCGCGAATGGTGTCCTTCGAATACTTAACGTAGTATTCTTCTTCGGTCTTGTCGTCGCGTCGGTAAATGAGTTGATCGGGAATCAATAACGCACCGTACAAAAGACCTCTGAAATCTTCTTTGAATTTTACAGAGTGTTGTTCTGATAGTGCAACGAAGTCCACACCTATTGCGGGTTGTTCAACTACGGAAATTGCGAACACGCCCAACAGACCAGCGTCGTCAATTCCGTATTCAATTACTTTAATTTTTTTGTTCATGTTTTTATCCTCCTAATCGTGATTGGTTTTGAATTAATTGTTGTGCTTCTAAGTTGCTCGACACCTGCGTTCCAACGACGTACGCCTGAAGCGGTGGTTGTTGGTTGGGTTGGTTCTGCAAGAAGGCGAAGTTCGCAGGTGAAGGAGCTGTTGTTCCACCGTCGCCACTTGGCATACTACCGCCACCACCGCCTCCACTTGGCGCACCGCCACCGCCTTTAAATTGTTGTTTGCTAATTATAGCCACACGTGCAAGACCTTGGGCAATTGCAATACCCGCTGCAATGCTTGCGCGAACGGGTGCGTCGGGTGTACTGATAGCCATTTGTGAACGATACGCGCCTTGTGCGGCTAGATAAGTGTCTATTGTAGCCGTTGCAATGCTGACACCTTTTTGTATTTGAAACGCTTTCTTCTGTTGTGCTTCCGACTTGCCTGCAAATGCTCCTGCTAAGTCGCTAATAATAGACAATGAAGTTTTCATTGCTTCTATTCGAAGGTCTGCTTTTGCTTTTTCTGCATTTCTTAAATCTTCAACTTCTTTCTGTGACTGCTCTGCTCTTAACGCTGTAAGTTTAGAGTTTGCTTCCATTTCAGCAGCAATCTTTTTATCTCTTTTTTCTTTCTCTCTTTTTTCAATGTCAGCTAATGTAAGTGCGTGAAGACTGTTATCTTCAGCCATCATGTCTGCGTCTAACTTTTTACGTCTTTCAAGTTCTTTGTCGTCTGCTTCTTTTTGCAAACGTGCCTTTTCATCTAAATCTTTTTTGTTTTTGTCTTTTAGTGCTTTTGCTGCATCTTCAGAATCTTTTTTTGCTCTGTCTCTTGCTTCCTTATCTGATTTTTGTTGTTCAAGTTTAAATCCGTCAAGTGAATTTTGCATTTGACGAATAGTGTTCTCTT